TTTTTTACATAGACTATATCAGACGGTTTTATATCTATCTCATCAGATACAAATAGCATATGTTTCATAGTCAATGTATTTGTATTTGTGTCGGGATTTAGTGATGATATGGTTTTTTGCGAAAGTGAGCATTTGATATCTTCATAGACCTTTTGACGACTTTGTTTCATCAAGCCGTCATTATCTTCTACCTGACTTATTCTATATATGTCAGCAATATCAAAGTACATTTTTGATAATATCATCCTTTCATTCATATCATCACCTCATCTTTACACGTCTAAAATTATTGAGCAGTCTTATTTCCTGTTCAATATAACCAACACTTTTCATAGTTGTTAGTATGTTAGACGTGTTAAACTCAATAGTTGTATCGCCACGCTTGATACTCTTTGTGTCTGATGCTGCTATATCTTCAATGCCAAAATTATTTACTTTCAAATATTTTGTGCATATATCAACGATTATATTTTCAAGCCTTGAAGGTAACTTGCTATTACTTATATTAGTGTATATTCCGACCTCATCGACTATAAGATCAACAAGATATTTTAACTTGTCGTCGTTAGTGTCAGATTTTATATTTAGCAATAGCTTGATTTTTCTTAATATCTCATCTTTATTAATAAAAGTAGATGCCATATCAGCACCTACTTTTTAGCCTTACCGGATTTTTTCCCAGCTTTATTTTCTTCATCTGTTTCATCAGCATTATCTTCAGATTGTTCTTCAGTTATATCAGTATCTTGAGATATTTCATTTTCTGATGTTTCATTTGTCGCATCAGTAGTAGACATATTACTATTTGCTACTTCATCAACAAGCTCATATCCTATAGATATAAGCTCATTTTTTCTCGCCTCGCTGTCTGTTTCTATTATTATATTTAAATATTGAAGTTTATACATTTATTGTTACACCTCTCTTTATCTTAGTTTGAGCAAGCTCTTATAAGGGACAATCTTTGTTTAGGTATCCAAATGTCGTGATACTTTCTATAGTCTATCTTCCAAGCATCGGCTTGTTGATTTACCATAGGAGTGAATATCCTTGTTAAATCTGTCTTTGATACTGCTATAGGTACATTTTTTGATGTTATTATCCAGTTAATATCTTTAGCATTTGTATCAGCAACTAAGCCACCTGCCTCTTGTCCTACAGTTTTACCATCTTGTTTTTTGTATAGTGTTTTGAGTCTTGCACTTGGTACTTCTATTATTGGCAATCCGTCAAATTTTTTGATAGTAAGGTCTATTTCACCTTGCTTGAAATTACCTATATCTATTCTTCTGCTGTTTTCAAGTGCATCAGATAAGATACCTGCTGTGATTGGCGACATTATTATGACAAGGTCCGCATTAAGTGACACTGTATTTCTTATCCCTTGTATATCTGCTTTTAGTTTCTCAACTACTGTAGCCTTTGCTACTGTATAGCCTTCTGTTACTTTTCCGCCTGCCTTTGCAAGGGCGAAAATCTTTGAGTATCTGTAGCTGTCAATTTCAGGTATTACATGCTCAGTTTGAAATACTCCCATTACATTGCCTGCATTTGCGATAAAATTAGACTCATCTACATCCATTGCATCAAGGCTAAATGTTCTGGCTCTATCTTGAGTCATCTTGTAAGTTTCATAACTAAGCGTAACAGCTCCTCTTACAAATCCGTTATCTCTGTCATAGTCACCAAGTCCTTGAGTCGATATAGTCGGAATCTTTACTTCATTTCCGCCTGAGTATTTTACCTGTCCGGCATTATCTTCCATCCAACCTGATGTTGCACCTTCAACTATTTGTTGATCCAGTTCTTTTTGAAAAATTTTTGCATATTCCAATGTGTTTATAGCCATGTTATTTCTCCTTTATGTTTAAAAATATTAAAATTTACCTCTTAATGCATTAGCAAATTGTCCAGCAATATCATCACTTTTGCCTCCTGTATTGCTGATGTCTGGCGTCTTGCCTTTCAATCTTTCTTCCACCTGACTTTGTACAGCTGAGTCAAATGCTGATTTTATAGCTGAAATATTATCAAGAGTAGCTTTTTCATCTGCTCCAATGACAAAACTCAAGAAAGAATTTGGCAACTTTTGCTCAGATAGTGCATTTAAAGCCTTTTCTTTAAGTATTCCAAGTTCCTTTTCTTTTTCAAGACTTTCTATTCTGCTAAGAAGTTTTTGTTTTTCTTCAGCATCTTTTTCGTCTTTACTAAGCTTTGACAGTCTTTTTTCTTCTTCAATAGCCTTTGCTATGCCGTCTTTTAGTTTAGACTGATAGCTGCTTTCCTGCTCCTTTGCCCAATCTTCTTTTAATTTTGTAATATCATCTTCAGTATATGTCTTTGTGTTACCATCCACATTACTATTTTGATTATCTCCATCATTGCTATTTTGCACTGTATTTGCAGATGTATCCGCACCTTGCGAATTACTACCTGCTCCTATATCTGTTGCAAATAACTGTAGATTAAGTTTTCTGAAATTCATCTTTTATTTCTCCTTTTTTTAATTTTTGTATTATAAAAGCACCTGCTATTGCAAGTGCCCTATTAACTTATTTGTATTTATGATATAATTTAACTGGTGTTGTAATTATAATTGGAATTCCATTATCATCCATATAGTAAACAAGAAAGAAGAATGCTTATGAAATTAGACTTTGATATTATGAGAGATTTACTCATTGAAATTGAAAATGAGCTTAATTTAGGGGATATATTATATTTGTCAAATTCTCCTATTACAGAAGACTTAGATTCACAAGAAAAAATATATGCTGCTATAAAATTACATGAAGCAGGATATATAAACGCATCCGTTAGCACATTTACAGATAGAACGTATCGTATAACTATAACTGGTTTGACATATGAAGGTCACAAATTTTTAGATAATATAAGAGCTAAGAATTCTTGGGAAAAGGCTAAAAAGTTAGCTCAAAATATTGGTGGTGTTTCGGTTCAAATATTAAGTGATTTGGCATGTCAAATTTCAACCGAACTTATTAATAAACAACTTCACAATTAAATTCATTTTTAGGTATACTAAGTTCCAATTTTAAAATTACTTCATCACAGTTAGATGATACTTCATATTTTAGTATATTTTTTATGACAGTATCATCTATTTTTAACTCAAATTTGTCTTTGATTTCTTTCAAACTGACTTTTTGATCATTACTCATATACACACATACTCCTTTGCAATTTTTCCATTATAAAAGCACCTAACTCACGTTAAGTGCTTAATTTTTAATCATATATTAAGTCCTCTATATCTTTGTCAGACTCTATATACAACGCTCCTACAATCTCATCATTTTTAATAAATACATTTCCATTTCTGCAAATAAACTTTGCAGTCAAGCTGTCATCAACATCCTTTAACGTATTTATATATTTCATATCAGGAATGTTCTTTAGTTTATTTACACTTTTTTGAAATAATTTATTGTCAGGTTGATTGCATATATTATAACTATACATACTATACCTCCTAATCAAGATTGAACTTTTTATTTACTTCTTTATTGGTTTTACCGGCTGTTTCAATGATGTCTTTGTATGCTCCTTCTAAAGATAAATTCTTTTTACTCATCTTATATTCCACTAATTCTTCAAAAGATTTATTAGGTCTGTTTGCATTGAGTTCTTCAGCTTTTTCTCTGTCTGACATCATCAATCTTGCCTCAGTTCTATATTTATTTCTAAGTAAGTGAGCTTGTATTGCCTGTTCTTTTACACTCTTTGTAGTATCAATGATATTAAGTATATTCTCATCATGTGCCTTATACCATCTTCTAACTTCCAAATCACCAAACTTACCAAAAAACTCATCTCTATAATCTAAAGTATTTAGTTTTTCTTGTCTTCCTTCTTTGTATTTTACCCACTTTTCATCATCACTATACTTCATTTTTTGAAATTCTTCAAGACTTTTTCCAATTTCTTCACCATAGATTAATCTATATTTTTCATATTCCTTTTCATCATTACTCCTGTTTAGCATCATCTTTCTGTTTATCTTGTACTTATCTTTTTCCTTTTCACTCATTGACTCATACCAAGCCTTGTAGTCCATATTTGCAGACACCTTGTAGTTTTTTCCGTCCATATTTCTTGCAAGTCTTGTATCATCTTCGTCTTGATATTCTTCCAAATACGGTATTGTGGTACTTCTACAATTAGGATGCATAGGATTGCAATTTACTCCTACTTGTCGTTTACTCACTTCAAACACTTTACCATCAAGACTTTGACATATTTCACTTGTTCTAAAGTCCAGTGTCGCCAAGAATTGATATTTTTCAAGACCTACATTTTCATATAATCGTTGTGTAGCTTCAGACAAAATATAGTTACTCTCAGTCCTTATCAGTCTTTTTGCATTTGAAAAGTTGACATCCATCCTGTCTCTTACCTGTCTACTCATCTTATCTACAGAGTAACCAAGAGCAATGCCGACATTTAATATCCCCTGCAAATCATTTGCCATATTGGAATAATGCCCCCAAATTCGCTCAGAAAAGTCCTTATTACTCCATTTCGCATTTACTATCTGCTCTATAGCTCTATTATCAAACCTGTCAAAAGTAAGGTCAAAATCAACAGTAGGGCAGGTATACAGACTATGTGCAGCTTCACTGTAAGATTGTTTATAGTTTTCTGCTAAATGTTCTTTTGATGAGTTTTCATAGTCTTTTGTTAATATCTTTAAGTTTAATTCTGTTTGCTTGAGCAAGCTTTCAAGCCTGTTAAGTCTTGAAGATAAATAGCCTTGCTTTAATGTAGCCTTGTCTTCATCACTTAAATTACTATTTTCAATCTTATTCTTGATATTTTCCAAATACTCTTTTAATTCTTCATGATTTAGTGGTTTTCTTGCATTAATATTGCTTATGCTTTCATCAGCATCAGCATACTTCTTATGCCAAGCTTTTATATCATTTTGTATTTGTTTTTCAATATCTTCATAAGATTTTTTAAGTTCTTCAAGATATTTCTCGCCTCTGTCTTTGCTATGTTTTTCCGTCTGTAATGCTCTTTTTTCAAAATATTCTTTAGTATTCACATCTTATTGCTCCATATTTTTTTGCATTATAAAAGCACCTGACTTACGTCAAGTGCCGTTATAATATTATTTAGGGGGATTGTGTATAATCTTTATTAATCTCAAAATCTCTTTGATCATACTCGTCTTTTTCTTCTTCCAATCTCTTTAACTCTTCATCCACATTGTTTATCTGTGGCAATAACTCTAACAATGTTCGTCTTGATACAACATTTGATAATGACAATATCATATTTGTTATTTCCATTTCATTTACAGGTAAATTCCTTGTAAATTCTTCAGTTATATCAAGATAGTTATAATCCTTATTTTTCTTAGTGTTCAGCATATATGTGATTAGTTCACATCTTTTTCTAAGACCAACCCTAAACTTGTTTTCTTTTTCAGTCGCATTTTCTTCCAGCGGAATAGTTTTAAACTTTATAGCTATACCTGAAAGATTACCGGCAAATTTTTCATCCGCCAAATCAGGTGTCATAGAAAACTTATGAATGTCATTATTTAGTCTTTTCTTGTAGTTTTCTGTAGCTGAGTCATTGATTTCTTTAATTAGAAACTTTGCATCTCCACCGTCCGGGAAAAATAGCATTCTATTTTTCTTCATCTTCTCAGCAGTTGAAGTTTTACCACTTCCGTTTTCGTCTTCTTCGTCATCTTCAATACCGTTATTTCCGCTTATAACCATATATGCATCATTGAAATAGTCAACATCATTTGCCGTGTTGGACTGTGATGTGTCATATGCATCATTAAGAGATAATATATCTTCAAAATCTGATTTCATCTCATCATTGTTTTTGTACACAATAATTGGAATATCATCAAACGTATTAAGCTGCATTTTATTAATATCTTCAACAAATTCATTTTGATTTTTATTTTTTGAAAAATACTGTATACCATCTGTAGTATATACTTCAGCTATTTCAGTTACATTATTGTCCAAATCTGTAGTCTTGTAATATCTAATTCCACAAAGTAAAAACTCTCTCATACTTGTGCCAAATACAAGTATAGTCTCACGTGGATCAAGTTTCTTAAACTTTGTTATTGCATCTTCATTTTGATAAATAAGTTCACAAGCATAGCCAAATATTGCAGCAGACTTAGCCAATTCAAAGTTTACATCAGTATAAAAGTTGTCATCAAGTATTTTTTTGTATTCTTCAAGATACTCCTCATCTGATGACTTTGACTTGACAGGAACACCCATAAAATATCCCGTTTGCAGTTTTACTACATATTTGGCATAAGCCGATGCAAGCTTGTTATTTACTTTACTGTTGTTACTCGATTTTTTTAATATATCATTGTTTGCATTATAGTAGTCATGTAATGTATTGAGACGATCAAGTTCACTGTTTTTAAATTTTGCTATTATTTTAGCTATATTCTTACTGTTTACTTCAAACTCTGATAGCTTTATCAATACATCACCCCCTATAATCCAAGCAATTTCTTGCTAAGTAATTTCATTTTCTTTTTGCCTTTTACATCGCCGTTTATAAACTCTACAAGGCCTGTAAGAGCATCCTCAGCGTCATCGTGTTCATTTTTACCTTTTCTTTGATATTTCTTTATAGCAGTTGCAAATTCAGGATATTTTTTCTCCCAGCCTTCAGGCATTATTACCTGTTCCATCACATTTGATGAGTTTACTATTATTCTTGTCTTTTTATTCTTACTTTGATGAAACCATGTTACTATGCACTTTTTATTTTTAAATAGTGATTTCAAAAAATTTATCACATTTCTTGCAAACCCTCGACCACCGTTATTACTTTCTATCAAAGCCTCTCTTGTTCCGTAAACAGTATATCTTCTTGCTACTTCTTTTTCTGTTACTTCCATTGGATCTTGAGTATAGTAAATATCTGTTATATACGCATATCCATCTATTTCATCTGCACATATACTGCATAAATAGTCTGAGCCTTCATCAGCTGTGTCAGTATATGCAATCTTTCTTTTCACGCTGTCTTCATCATAAACATCATAAGTTTTAAAGGTTCCATATAATGCACCTGTCTTGTCTATTGGCTGTTGCATATAGTTTGCAAGCCATATTTCTTCGTCCAATGTGGCTTTTTTCTCAAGCAAATCATCTGTAGAGTATAAGTCTTCACAAAAACTATTTCCATCTTCATCCAGAGCCTTTATACAAAGCTCATAGCATTGTTCTTTTTTTGCTGACAATAATTTACCTGCCAAATCATCTGTTGCCCATCTTGTTTGTACTATTATCTCAATAGCACCGTCAAGCATCCTTGACTTAAATGTATTTTTATAGAAATCCCAGTGATGTTCTTTTACTCTTTCATTTACAGCCTCTTCCTTATTTTTGATTGGATCGTCTATAACCCCTATATTGCCCCTCATACCTGTAAGAGTACCGTCAAATGAAGATGCAAGGTAGGACATATCACTATTTCCAAGAGCCCATACATTAGTTGCAGAATCACCATACTTTATTTTTACTAAAGGGAAAAAATCAATAACAGAAAAATCATTTAAATCTCCTTTTTCAGACCTATCTTCAATCTTTCCTTTTACAGATTTTGAAAATCTACCTGATAATATCTGATTGTATGATATTGATACAACCTTATTAAGAATATCCTGCCCATACATCCAAGTTATGAACATTGCTATTGTATATGATTTTCCACCTCCGGGCGGAAGATTAAGTATGAAAAATCTATATGCCTTTTGTGTATCAGGATTTATCAGCTTTCTCTCATAAAATGACTGTAAGGCATTTGCAATTGTTTTTAAATACTGTCTTTTTTCTTTGAAAAATTTAGGATCTATAAGTTTTGCGTACTCCCAAAAATTGTTTCTTCCAAGCTCAAGTTTATCAAATCTTATCTTTTCATCTTCACTAAGATTTTTTTTACCTACTATCTCACTTATCAGATCCAATTTTTCTCACCTCACACTCTTTTTTATCTTTATCCAAATTTAATCTATCTTTAATTCGCTTTAAACCTACTTTAAAAAACTTTAAAAAATTTCCGTAGTAAATTTGTATTAATTGAATATAAAATTGCTTAGAATTGATTTTAATAGCCATAAAATTGATTTTATACTTTTACTCGAAACAATAATTATTCAATTATCTTTTTTACTGTCTTATACCTATTGAAATATCAGCTTTAATTAATATTTTTTATAACTTAGATACAGTATTGTCTGTTATCTTTATCAATCTTTCAAGTAAGTCAGGATGGTTTTTAAGCTCTTCACTAATAGCATTTTTAAAGTTTTTATACGCCTCTTCATACTCAGACTTCAATTTTGCATACACCTTATCCTTGTATGCCTTGGTTCTTGATATGGAAGTTATCAGTTTTATTGCATCAGATGCATCCATACTTTCTATTTCCTCTTCAAGATATGCTATCTTCTCAGTCAACTTTACAGCTGCTATTTGCATAGCACCTTCAGTTATATTTTCACTGTCCTTATCTTCTTTTGCAAGTCTGACAAGTTCATTGACTTGTGTCCTTGCCTCAAGTAGTTTAGTTGATAATTTATGTGTCTCAAGAGCATATCTTCCTACCGTACTCTTGCTTATGTCAAAGCCTTTATCTTTTAGCCATTCAGATATGTCCATATATGTGTTGGCTGTGTCTGAAAGCATTATATCAAGTTCTTTTTTTATTTCATCAGGTAAGGATACTATCTTATTGTACTTTCTGTATTTTTTATATTCTTTTTCTCTATCCATAATATCATCCTTTACATACTACAGATATATAGCATCATCTTCTATAGTACCTTCTATGAGATCTATTCCGGTAGGGCTTAATCTTAGCACATGTTCTTCTTTGAAATCTTCTGAAAACTCTTTATCTACCATGATATAGTTTTTATCAAGAAGATACTGTAAATGTTTAGATGTATCAGCTCCGTTTGTTATACCGTATTCAAGTAATGCCATCCTAACTTGTTTTACAGTAATTGGAGTAGGGTAAA